GAGTATCAAGGTGCTCGCAGAAGGCCGAAAACAGGCGGGGATAAACAGGGTAAATCCTGACGGCCCCCGCAGTGAGCAATCGAACGAATGAACACTGAGGGGATTTGGGAATCTGGACGATCACGAACGAGCCGAAACCCGCAGTGAGCAATCGAACGAATGAACACTGAGGGCTGCCAAACTTGTCCATTGGCCAATGTGACTACTGAACCCCGCAGTGAGCAATCGAACGAATGAACACTGAGGGGAGACCGTAGTTTAGCGACCGTCCCTCAGTGTTCATCCCGCAGTGAGCAATCGAACGAATGATCACTGAGGGGAGAGTGCATGCCGCATGTGAAGATCAGGGGCAGGCCCCCGCAGTGAGCAATCGAACGAATGAACACTGAGGGGAGCAGACCTGACACTTTCCTTTTACCCCCGCCTTCCCGCAGTGAGCAATCGAACGAATGAACACTGAGGGAGGGTCTGACTCGTGAGGTGTGATTATGGTTAGTAGGGATTTAGGGAACGGCTTTCGAGCGGTTCCGCAAAATGCAGTTACGCTCAACGGCATGCCGCTTTCGCAGCTTAATACGATACAAGAGCCTTACAGTGGGTATTGGCATCTGATCGCTCCGAACAACCGAGCGATAGACGACGAGGATGGGCGACCATACTTGTATTTAGACATTGAAGAAGCCAGTAAGGACGCGGAAAAGTTGGCTGCACAGGGAGATTATTCGACGTGCAGGTAGAGTCAGTTTGATTAAAACGTAAACAGCGTAAGCGATTGACGGCGTAGAGTTGTTTGCGTATAACATTAGAAACCAAATACCGGTGCTTGACCGGGAATTAAAGCCTACCGAGAGTAGCCCACTAGGGTCTCGTTGAAGTAGGAAATAGAACCGTTTACGTTGTTTACGGTTTTATGCAAGAGAGAACGATGTTACGGGTCCAAATGATACTTAATAATCCGCAGAGATTCTTCGATAGTTGCCTGAATGGCGCGGCGACTGAAGCGAGTCTTGAACGCAGAGCCATGCCTCATGATAAAAGTATGGTTAGTTTGCTCGGTAGTCTTTTTGATGGATGATCCGCACTTGATGTAGAGAGTGGTAACCAGGACTTGGAAGTCCGTTAGTCCCGATCCGGTTATGAGAGACGTCTCACCATCTAGATCGCTGGCTACTGAGCGATAGTCGATTACCTCGGTGGTGGCTTCCGGCATTGGCGACAGCCGCTTAATGATCCTCGGAATCCGTCGACACTTGCATTTGACAAACGTGGTGAGCTCGCCAGCTTCGGGATCGTAACTTTCGATGTCACTAATGATCTCAACCAAGATCTCTGAGTAAATGTCCTCTCGATCAACTCCGTTTGGAATGTTGGATCTCCCTATCGTTGCGAGAATCCATGGGCGAATGGCTTGAAGTATTGGTGTGATTGCTTCTCTGTCACCGTTTGTATATTGTCTGACAAGGGCAGTGACGGTATGCTTGTCCATAGGGCGTGATGCTAGTTGAATCAATTCGAGGGGCTTCTCAATGGCTTGGTACGTTTACGTTAGGATGAGTCATCGATCTTCGGCGTATTCTGGAATCAGTGAGAATTCACAGATCCTGGCATGCATGGAGTACATTTCGTCCTGCAATGTAGGCGAGCAGATAGGCAAGCACAAGTTCCCAAATGATGTTCCTGATGGCGTCTTTGTTGATCGTGGCAAGAGTGGCTGGTCCAGGAGCATTGATGCTCGTGGCGCTGGCGTCGAGCTACTGAGAGTTCTGAAGCCGGGTGATCATATTGTATTCTACAATGTCGAGCGAGCTTTCCGCCACACTATCAACTGCTTAACTTGGGTTGGCCGATGGCTTGAACAAGGGATTACTCCTCACTTTGCTACTGAGAAGATTGACTTCAGCACCGCCGGGGGCCGGTTTGTTGGAAGCGTTATAGCAGCCGCAGCACAATACTACAGCGACTTGATAAGCGAGAGAACGAAGGAGGCGCTAGCGATCCGCCGCAGTCGCCTTGGGCTCACGGTTAAGACAAAGCTGGTGAAGAATGCACCAAGGATATGCAGCATAAAACAGCACGCGCCACCAGCATCGGAACGAGAACTCGATACTGATATTCCAAAGGCGCTCATTTACAATCGAGTCTCCCATCTCGATCAGAGCATAAGTGGATTGAGCATGGATGCACAGAGAGAAGAGAACCTTAAGCTTGCAAGCAGGATTGGAATCCCAGATGCCGCCGTGTTTGAGGATGAATCGATCTCTGCATTCTCAAAGCCATTTTCTTCGCGGCCTGGAGCTATTCGATTACTCACTGACTTGAAGCGAGGCGATCACGTCATCATCTATCGCGTTGATCGAGCGTTCAGAAATATACGAGACGCTTGCCAGATCGAGAAGCAACTGAGGGATCTAGGAGTAACGCTGCACATTACTCGTGAGGGCATAGACACAAGTAACGAATATGGCCGGATGTTCTTTCAGATCCTGTCCATGTTTGCTGAACTTGAGTCTTCCATGAAGTCCCAGCGGCAAAAGGAGAATGCCAAAGCTCGCCGACATCGAGGAGATTTTCTTGGTAATGTGCCACGGCATCTCAAGGTGATCGGCAGCGGAAGTAATCGGGTAGTTGTTCACGACTATGACGCAATCGTCGACTGCTTCACCGTTGCGCTGTTGATTGACGCAGGGTTCCCTATCGAACAAGCTGCAAGAATTCTTGATACTGACAAAGCTCTGTCATCGAGCTATCTCCGTAAGGGCCGGTTCTATAGAAATAACATACGCCCAGCGATTGCAACACTTCCAAAGGCCGTCTGCCAAGTTCTGATGGAGAGGGCAATTTGTCAGATCAAGTATCCGAATGAACGGACGTGGCGGTTGAACAATGTGGAAAAGTACTCGTATCCGGTTCGCGATATAGAGGATCGTTTAGCCGCAGCCGATATCTCGCCAGAGCTTCGAGACTTGTTACCCAGCCATCTTCAGTTTGCCATCGCTCAAGCTTAACGCGGTGGCCAAACCTGTTGCGTCTTCCAACGGTGCAAAGTCTTTGCACCCTCTTGTATTTCATGCCTAGGACTTCACCCAATCGAAGATTTCCATATGCATCCATGTTGCTATTTTTCTACCCCATAAGTGGTATGACGCGACACGATGTCGTACCAGGCCCCCGAAAGAGTGGGTCACAGAGTACTCCGTGACGACACAGTGTCGCTGTGCCAAAAGTGTCCACATCGCCCAGTTTTGCTCCATCTTGTTCCAATTTACACCAGTTTCGGTAAGGAGGCAAATGCTCAGTGGAATAATAACCATAGAAGGTTGCACCCACCTCCAATGGCGATTTATTCCAAATGGCAAAAACTCTACAAAACATGATCGAAGAAGGGCAGGCGTCACAAGCGACTGATCCCGCATCGATACCGGCTGTACCGGCACCTGTCATACCAGTTGCAGAAGTCCCTGTTCCCGCCGCTATCCCAGAAGTAGCGGCAGTTCCATCAGAACCGCTGGCAGTTGAGACAGAGACATCCGAAGTCAAGCCTGCTGCCGATGAAGCGAAGGATGCAAAGTCCTGGCTTCGCGATTTTCTTGAGAAGCACAATAAGCACACCGAAGGAATTCCAGATTCCGAGCTTGAGGCTTATGCAGCGCGTAAGCTCTTTGAAACACCAGCGCCAGTTGCTGCCGTCGTTCAACAGCCAGCATTTGTAAGCACTCAAGTCGCTCCGGTAGCCGAAGTGCAGACGCCATCGGACGATAAGAAGTCTCGCAAGGTTGCCAAGCTTCAGTACGATCAAGCGCTCGCTACGATGGTCAGCTTTGATGACGATGGTAGGGCTGTACCGCGTCCTGAGTTTGGCGGTTCTGCCATTGAAGCAGCATCCAAAGTCAATCAGTACTCGGAAGCACGCCGTAAGCGCGTTGAAGATCTCGTTGACGATCCGATTGGTTTTCTCCAAGACGACATGCTTGATATTGTTCGCGAAGAAATGCGCGGGCTCATCGGCAAGGAGTTCGAAAACTTCAAGTCGTCTCAGCAGACAGAGTATCAACGATTTTCAGCCGAGCGAGCACAAGACGCAGAGAGATCTTCCGTTACGGAGCTACTCACTTTAAACAAATCAAAGCTCTATATCGTCGGAAAAGACGGGCAGCCAGCGCTGTCTCTCGATACCAATTTGCCCATTCTTTCACCGTATGGATCGGCAGTTGATGAAGAGCTGAAGGAACTTGAGCAGATCAATCCTAACGCGCAGCAGTCGTTACTGATTGCTAAGGCCATCAGGACTGTTGACAAGATTTTCTCGCAACCTGAGAAGCTGACGCCAGAAACAGTCTCTGCAAAGAAACAGGCTTTTCTTGAAAAAGATAAGCGCCATGTAGTTCCGGTTTCTCCGGACAGACCAGAGGCGAGCCTCGCTGATGCTCTAGCCAATCATGCGCCAATGACTCTCTTGGAGATGATCAAGCGCAACCCAAACCTAGTAGGAAATCCAGCCCTAGCCGAATTATAAGTTAGGCTTACCCAGGAGTTGACGTAGCATGTCGATCGAATTCACAATCCAGGCCATTACGAACACGGTCCCAACGTACTTGAATCAGGCTATCGACCTGACGTTGAGGAAGCGTTTCGTACTTTCTTACCTCAAGAAAGCTGGTCGTATTCTGACCAACACGGCTGGTCCAAGCATTACTTGGAACGTCACGTACAAGCAGCCTGACGTACGTAGTACGAACGGAAACCGAGCTAGCTTCTCCATGGCGAACACCAAGAAGCAATTGAGTCTTGGATTTGCTCAGTTGGAATCAACCAACGCGATCGACCGCAACACGTTGATGGTCAACAGCAGCCCTAATCAGATCGTTAATCTTGCTGAAGAGATGACTCGCGAGTGCGTGGCTGCGATCACTGACACGATCAGCGATCAGATTTACTACGACAACACTAATGATCCAGCTTCATTGGCTGGTTTCAAGACGTTGCTCAACGGCGATGCAGGAGCGGCAACCGATTTATGTGCCGTCCCAGCCGCTGGTTCAACCTACGGTGGTTTGAGCATGGTGCTCGGTGCGTTCGGTGGTAACTGGAGCGCTGAACTCCCGACCCCATTGTGCAGCAGTCTTACCAATGACTGGCCAGAAGGTTCCGGATCTGCGCAGTACGATTTCATGGCCCCTAAGTTCTTTAACTACAACGGCGATTGGACTGGCGGTGGTGTGAACAACTGGCGTTCAACTTGCGAAATGATCATGCGCCGCGCTGCGGTTTCGATCAACGCGTTGGGTGGTGAGGGAGCTGCACCGAGCATTCACCTTCTTCCAACCGGCATGTACACGACGTTCCAGGATTCGTGCCAGGACCGTGAGCGATTGCAACCGTCCGACTATGCGAAGAGCATGGGCTTCCCGGACATGATGACTTACGCTGGAGCGCTGTTGGCATACGATTACTCGTGTCCAGCCGCAACTGGCTATGCCTTCAACCCTGCCGAGATGGCGCTGTGTTCGATGGCCAAAGACTTGCTTTACACTGACGGTCCAACTTGGAGCATCGTTGAGCAAGCTTACCTGTTCTTGGTTGGATTCACTGGCAACATTCGATTCAATCCAAAATACATCGCTACTTACGGCGCATTCAGCTAACCCTCACGGGATAGCGTTTGTTGGTTGACTTAAACGACACATTTTCCGGAGATATTCTGATATGACAATGCCAGCAGTTTCTAAGTATCAACTCGGTGAAAAGCCAGCTAGTGTTCCATCGTTAGAGCTTGGAACGCGAGCGTCTTTCGCTGATCTGAACTACTCGGCGTCTACGCTCACCAAGCCGACGTTGAGCGGTGGCATGATTGAAGCAGTTCTGGTAAAGCACCTCGGTGCTACGGCTCTTGTCCCTGGAACATGGGCCAAGTGGTCTGTTCCGTTTGCGTCGACATCAGCTTTGGCTGGCGCGTCAGATGCTCCCGCTGGTCTTGTTGATCCGTACTTGATCGCCAACGTAGCGCAGAACGAATTCTTCTGGTTGATTATCAGTGGACCATCGAAGATTCTTAGCAGTGGCACCTTGGCTGCAAATGCCGTTGTCATTTCCCAAGCTGCTGGTCAAGCCGCTGCGGGTACTGAGGACGTGCATTATGGTCGGATGATGGAATCGGCGACTTCAGGACTGACCAAGCGAATTTACGTTACCTGCCGAAAATAACATTTTTACCGGCGATTGCTGGTACTGATTGGAGAATACCTTGGATCACAAGTTACCACCATTTGGATCACCGAAGATTCCTGACCGATGCGTGGCGGATTCCGCCATGTCGACGGTGAAGATGAACGTCATTAGTTCGCAGAAGGCCGAGATGAATCCAAAGGCAATGCGAGAAATCCCTAAGTCATCGGACTTCTCGGCAACCCATCCTGTAAAGCCTGCATAGGTCATCGGCATTCGGCATGGCGGGTGCGCTCAAGTCGAATTGGGTGGGCAATACCTTAGTGTTGCCCACCTTTTTTTTGGTTAATTCAGAACGGAACATTTCATGGCTGTGAAAAAAGATGTAATCAATTGTACGACAACCGGCCAGAGTGTTGACTGGTTCTTGTTAGGGATGGGTGACCACTATCTGTATTTCAAGTGGTCTGGTTCGCCGGGTGCAGCTAGCCCAAAGGTTCGCAAGCCTGGGACTACAACATGGTTTCCCATTGAGAATGCCAGTAGTGGTGTTGCGTACTCAGCTACAGCAAACAGAGCGATTGTTATTCCTGGAGGTCAAGAGGTAAGCGTTGATCTCGTTACTGCAACATCCGATCTTGAGATGACTTTCAGTAGAGCGGGCATTTACAGACAAGTCTTGGATGGAAAATGATCGATCTGGCGGACTATAAACGCTGCTTGGGGTGCATTACGGTACTTGCTATCGATGAATTGAGAGACGGAAGATGCCCCCTGTGTCATGGTAAATGGTTAGATAATCGGGAGTCTATATTGGCAAAGGCAGACGAAAGAGCACTCTCAAAAGCTGCACGAGAAATCCTGCTTGGCGTATCTCAGGCCGGGAGGGGAGAGCCTCAGTCTCCAGAGTTCATCTCAGCCGCCATGGCTAAGCTCGGTGGCGTCCATCAGTTTGCAGGTATGGTTGTCGACGACTACCACAGATCGCGAGGGTGCTCACCAGACGGTCAGCCTCTTCAGGGTGTAAAGACTTCTCCACAGATGTCGTTCAAGATCGCAGAGCTGCTCGCTCGCATCATGCTTAAAAATGATGAACGAGAATCATTGGAGGTAGGGTCTCTGAGTGACAAGGATTTGGTTGATACACTACGCGCTTTGATAACAGATCTCGTCCAGAACGATCCAGCCTATCGAGAGCTGATCGTCATGGAGTGTTTGCGGATTCAGCCAGATCTTATTCACAAGGCAATGAACGCTGCGGGAACACCAGTCGTTGATGGAACTACGGCACCTGTTGAGAAGCCAAATCCGATCGAATTGAGTGAAGCTGGATTGGATGAGATCGACGCGGGCGAGGACGACGATGATTAAAATCAATGTTCGCAAACCAACAGCTTCTGAAGGCCGAGCGATCATTGAGTACGCTAGCCGTCAGAATATGTCCGTGTCTCTCTTTCGGCCACAAGTGCATCAAGATCCGTTCTTTCTGAATTGGGCACGACAGAGGGTTTTGCGTGGCGGTACTCGCGCTGGTAAAAGCCTATGCGCAGGTGAGGCGTTCGCAGCAAAAGCAATGGACATTGATATAACCCTTGAAGACGGGACGGTAGTTCCTGGTCGCCAGCCGTGGCAGAAGGGGCGATGCTTGATTATGTGGGTCATTGGATACGACTCGCGTCACATCGGAGAAACGATTTACCGAATCCTTTTCAAGAACGATATGTTCAAGATTATCAAGGACGAAGTTACTGGTCGGTATCGAACGTATCGGGATTGGGTGCCTGAAGACAAGGCACGCGAGGGCGAGAATCGGCCAGCAGCGCCATTGATTCCAAAGCGATACATCAAGCCAGGATCGTGGGATTGGGAGAACAAAAAGAACAACGAGTTCAAGCGCGTAACGATCATTGATCCGGTTACAAAGAAGGAACTCGCACACATCTACGCGTACAGTTCAAAGGCAGATGCAAAGGCTGGCGATCCGGTCGACATGATCTGGATTGATGAGCACATTGATAACGCAAAGCACTACGCAGAGTGGAGATCCAGGCTTGCAGATAAACGAGGCGATTTGATCTGGTCAAGCTGGCCATCGACTCAGAATGATGCGCTCATGAAACTCTCCAGGGAGGCAGCCAAGGAAGCCAGTAAGGCTAAGCCTCTTGTAAGAGAGATCGTCATAGCGGCGAGTGCAAACAAGGCTCTTTCTGACGAGGCTCGGCAAGAAGCGTACGACATGATCACGAGCGAGGAAGAACGGCGCTCTAGAGATCGCGGTGAGTACGTTACCGATCTTCTCAGGATGTATCCCTTGTTCGATCAGTTCATTCACCAAGCGGTTCAAGAGGGTGATCCGGACGAAGTCAGCAAGATCTTGAGGCAGCGCAACGGTGTGCCTCCTGCGGACTGGACTATTGAACTGGTTCTAGATCCAGGTAGCGCACATCCAGGTATTCTATTCGGAGCGATTCCACCTTCTTACATAACGGGACCAGGAAGGGCGTTTGTGGTTTACGATGAGTTGTCACCAGAAAGACACGATGCAACGCAGCTCGCCGAGAAGCTGGTTAAGAAACTTGGAGGACGAAAGCCCCATAGGTTTATAATCGACTGGAATGCTGGTCGGCAAAAATCGATGGGCCACGAGATTACAGTTGAGCAGAACTACCTAAAGGCGTTCAAGGCGGCGCACGTTAAGCTCGATGGTAGCGATCTGATATTCACTAAAGGCTCGAACAATGTTGGCGGTAGAATTGGTGTTGTCCAGGAGTGGACGCATCTTGATCCCGAGAGAGGGCTACCAACACTGAGGATTGTTCGTGAGAAATGCCCTATGCTATGCCAGCAGTTGTTCGATTACAAAAAGGCGTGCTCTCAGAAGGACGTGATTGAAGAGCGCCCGGCAGATGGCCAGCAGATTGACTTGGCGGTTGCATTGGAATACTGGGCAGCTAGTTCGCCAGCGTATGTTGTGCCGAAGTTCAATAGGCTTAATAATGATCCGAGTGGCGGATGGTTGTGGTTCCAGGAAACTGTACTGAAGAAACAGAAGTCAACCAAGCGAGAGAGCATCCAGCTTGGACCTCAGTACAACTAATTTAGTGGAGGAATTTAGTCGTGAGTAAGCAGAAAATTACGGTTGGTGAAGATGAGCCTCATTTCCTTGGTGACGTCGGGATTGGCGAAACAGTGTGGTGGTTCCATCGCGGAAACTTGCACTCAGATCCAGTACCTGCAATAGTCCTGAAAAACTGGGGAGCTGGCCAGTTGAGCCTCATGGTCTTTCAGGGGTCGTCCCCGTTCAGGCATGGCGAGACGATTTACCACAAGACGCACCCGATGATCGCAAATGTGAGCGGTAGGGTTAGCGAAGTGGCAGCCGGAGCGGGCTGTTGGGATTTTCGGGATGACGAGCAGCGGCTTAAGTGGGGCCATCTGCTTGAGCCCAAGCAAGAGCAGATCAAGAAGCGATCTCCTGAGAAAGCATCTGTCTAAACCCCATGCAAACTGCACTTCAACAAGACAAAGAGAGCCAGTTCAAGAACGATCCGCGTTTCGTAATGCGCGACGTTGTTGAAGGGTGGAGAAAACGCATAGGCGCTTCGTTGTCAAACAAGGACCGTTCTGGGTTCATGACGACGGCGAAGATGTGCGAAGGTTTCTTCTCTGGCTCTATGGGTTTGATGTGGAGTGACTCATTCCGAAACGACTTTCTTGGTGGCATGCCGTGCCCTAAGTTCAAGATCACGATAGCTAAAGCATTTGAGCTTGTAGCCATCATGGGTCCGTCTGTTGTGTGGGATGCTGGTGGTCGTGTCATTAAGACTCGCAAGCGAAGAACTGTTCCTCGATCGATGTTTGGGGAGGACGAGGATCAGCAAGCTGAACAAAGACATCAGCTCCATGTTGCGAATATGAAACGCAACATGGAAGAAGAGAATTTCACTTGCGGTCTGCTTGAAGACTATCTGAACTACGGACCAACTGAGCAACCAAGTGGTTTGCTAAGCGAGGCCAACAAGGCGATCACCGAGGCGATTGTCAAGGGCCGTGGCTGCATCATGGTTGAGCCATACACGTTTCCAGGTTCGGATAGAAGGCTGACGCGGGGAGAATTCTTTAGCGTTGATGATCTGTTCCTTGATCCTGATTGCAGACGCGCTGACTTGCACGACTGTACGTGGATGGCGCGAAGGCACATGACTCCATACTGGGAACTGGAGCGCATGTTCGATCTGAAAAAGGATTCAATGAAGTTCAAAGCCACAAACGAATCGACGGATTCGATGGCGGTGAATCGATCTGGATCTAGTGGCCAGAATCAGAGTCGCGGAGAAATTAGAGAGTCGAATGATTTGGTAGAGTGGTACGAAATCTTCAGCAAGCAGGGCGTTGGTACTCGCGGATTGCAAAGCCGAGAGAATCTTGATGGCGTGTTTCAGGAACTCATTGGCGACTACGCATACCTGTGTGTTGCCAAGGGCGTTGATCACTTCCTGAACCTTCCTCCAGAAAAGTTCGAAAAGAAGCCCGACGTGGCGAAAGAGGCGTTGGCATGGCCTGTTCCGTACCACAAGGATGCACGTTGGCCAATAGCGTTCCTGGACTTCCACGAGCGCCCGAACTCGCCTTGGCCGTTGGCTCCTATGGCAATGGGTCTTGGGGAGCTAATCTTCCTAAACGTCATTGTTTCGTGTCTGTGCGAACGCGTGTACGAATCCAGCCGAACGATTGGGTTGGCGGCAAAGAGTCTTGGCGCAGACGTTATCGATAGACTTAAGAATGTCGACTTCAGTGGGTGGCATGAAGTTCCTCAAGAAGTTGTTTCTCAGGTTGACAACCTTATCAAGTACGTCCAAACTCCCGCTGTGAATGGCGACATCTTTCACATGATCGAAATGGTTAGTGCTATGTTCGATAAGCGAACTGGACTAACTGACTTGGTCTATGGTCTTAACCCTGGCGGGAAGGTGTCTCGATCTGCTGCGGATATCAACATCAAGCATGAAGCTGTTTCGGTGCGCCCGGATTGGATGTCTCGCTGTGCTGAGAATTGGCTGACTGAGATAGCCAACTTGGATCGGATTGCTGCCATCTGGTCGGTGAGCGGCGGTGACATCGTCGGTCTTCTCGGCGAAGAGCAAGCGGCAATATGGGATCAGTTGATTGTTGGTGGAGATTGGGAAGCGTTGATTCGTCAGTATCGCTCGACGATCGAAGCTAACTCCATTAAGAAGCCGAACAAGTATCGCGACAACGCCAATATACAAATGGTCATTGGTTACCTGTTGCCAATCTACAAACAGTACTGGGAGCAAACAGGCGATGCTGGCCCACTCAATCGGTTCCTTGGTCAGATGGCGGGTGCCATGGAGCAAGATCCAGAAGATTGGGAATTGCCAAACGTCCCGCCTCCTCAGCCGCCACCTCCAGATCCAGCACAGGAAGAGCAGAAGCAGTTGCAGATGGAGGCTATGCAGGAGGGAGTTAAAGGTAAGAAGCTAAGGAACGCAAAGCTTGAGGGAGAAGTCGGCGGGCCGATGGAAATGCCTCAAGATCCTCAAGGAATCGATCCGCAGTATCCAAAGGAGCCAGAAGCTCCAGTGTCCCAGGATGTGAGTCCCCAGGACATGCAAAGTATTATTCAACAAATGGCAGCGACAGGAACATTTTGATGCTCGAAGAAATAGTTAAGTGTCGTATCAAGATTAACGGCAAGCTCTACATCATGACCGTTGATTCGAAAGGTAGAGAAACTTACGACCCGCCACTTCCGCAATCGATCATCGAACGCGGAGAGCGGAACATGCAAGACATTCGCAAAGGCAAGATCGCAAAGCTGCGTACTGATGCGACGTTCATGGCTGGGCGCGGTTCGCTGCGAGATCAGTTCAAAGGCGACGAAGCTTGGCTGCGAAGGTACGCAAAGGAATACAAGAAGCGTACGGGTAGATCTATGCCAGAGAACGCTGCGTGGATTGGTCAGTTGGCCGATGATCCGTTTGATCCAAGAGCACTCGTTGAGAGCGCGGCAGATCAGAAGAAGCTTATTCAACGACGGGCGGACAAGGTCAATCGTGAGAATGATGCCCCCCCGATTCGCCTTGCCGAAGACCTAGTTGTTGGTGAGATGGAGCGATACCGCGCCGAGGGTGACACGTCTCCTGCCGACGAATTGCGGCACATGGTTATCGAGAGACACGGACAAAAGGTTTAACTCAATGACGAACCCGAGATCAACAACGGTCACATTTGACCAGCCGATTGTAACGCTATCTGACTTGATCGTTAAGATTGGCGCTCGCAACGGCATGGGCGATGGCGACACTCGCATGCAGCGAATGGTTACGGGTTCTATCCGCGATGCCCTACGTGACTTTCCAGGCAAGAGCGCTTGGAGATATTACGATCGCACCTTTAACTTCGATACGTCTGCACAGGTTTCTCTTCAGGTAACTTACGTTGACTCGACACGAACGGCGACTGTGACGTCGGGCGTTATGCCAACTGATATGGCCCTTGGTGAAGTGCTCATGAAAGGAAAGATCACAGCGGTTGAATCCGTTAGTGGTTCGACGTTTGTATTGAGAGATTACGTTGGGTCTAACGTGACGGGAACTGCACTTTGGTTTCGATCGGCATACACGCTACCAAAAATCGCGACGATGCGAAGAGTGATTCGCGACATGAATCGCCAGGAACTTGGAGCACTTCAGAACGAGGTTGCTGCAAAGTGGATGCTTGCTTACAACTCACCTGGAACACCAGTCGGCTACACGCTTCGAGCCGATTCGACAATTGGCGCTAACGATATTGTCCTCTGCCCTCCGCCCTCCACCGGAGAGAGATATGTCGTTAGCGCCGTTCTTGCACCCAAGTACCCATCCGTCGCCCAGGCTTTCGGCGATGCATCGGGTACTTCAGGAACCGCTACATTTACCGCACCACAGGCAAAGCCAAACTGGGTTGGTGCGGTAGTGCGAGCGTCTCCAAGCTCGTCACAGAAGACTGAGGATCTTACCTATGGTGAGTTCGAGTGGCAGTCGATTATTAAGTCTGTGAGTTCTACGACGGTAACTTTGTATGACAACCTTCCGTCTTCATTTACCGCCGAAACTGTTTTAGTCTCATCGCCGATAGATATCTCGCTCACCCCCGGAATCCAGACGTACTTCGAATCGATGTGTCACGAGTACTACTGCCGCAACCACAAGCACGACGGGTTAGCTGATGCGATCGCAGTATCGAACAAGCTCTTCATGGATGCGAGAGCCGCTGACTCGATGATCGATAAGTCAACTCCGCTTTGGTTTGGTGCTAGCTGGCCTTGGGTGATCACAGACCTTCGATATGGCAGGCTTACATAGTGAGTGAAGTTGATCACAAAGACGTTGCCGAAAAGATTATTGAAGCTCTCCAGTTGATGGACTTGAGAGGCTATAAGACCACGGACATAAAGCTTAAGGACTGGCCGCTTAATACCAAGCCTTCATTTGGTTTGATTGTGTCTCCACTACGAGAGATAGACGGCGATTCGTCGAACAGAACAAATGATGTAGGGTATCCAGTTCAGTTGACTATGGTTCTTGGTAGCATTGATCCTAGTGGTGGGTTCGATCAGAGAGACAATTGGCGGCGCGATGTCTACAAGCGATTCAACCGAGTGCGACTCGGATTGGACCAAGAGTTGATGACGAGAGCCGACTTCGATCAGATAGAAATTCCAGATGCGTGGAAGAACTGGAACTTAGACGCCAGCGTTGTGGTTGTCACGACATGGATAAGAATAGCAATCGGTCCTTGAGGATAAAAATATGACGAACACATGCGCCGCAATGGGATTCGCCTCCAAACTGCTCATGCAGGGAGGAGCCGGGCCAAGAGTTTTTGATGCGAGCAGTGAAGCCTACTCATTTTTGGCTGAAACACTCAGCGCCGATCGCACCACCCAGGGTCGGCGGCGATTAACGGGTTCTCTTGAGATGTACGACGAAGCATTCCGAGAGCACTCGTATCTCCCAGGCGGCGCGATCGTTCTTCAGTGCAGCCCGAAGGATCTTGATAATCTACTGCCGAGGATTCTCGGTGCAGCTCCATCGGGAACAGTGTTCTCCCCTGGCCAGAGCTTTGGTGGTGGGACTGGCGAGTTTGACATTCTGATCGATCGAGAGAATGGAGTGTTTCGGTACACGGATTGTGTGGTTGCCAAGGTTACATTGCGAAGTGCCACGGAAGAAGGAAACGAAGGGCAGAACGAAGAGTTGGTTGAGTTGATACTTTACGTGTTCTGTAAGTCTGAGACTTACGCAACCGCATGGCCGGCAACACCACCGACGCTGACATTGGGTGGCGCTTATGCACCGTACGCGCACTGGGAAGGTGCTCTTACGACTAACTCTAACAACACATCGTACTCAGAATTTGACCTGAATATCGACAACATGATGAGGCCGATATTTAACAACTCTAAGACTCCTCAATGCTTCCGTCCAATGGGTCGGATGGTCACTCTGAATACCAACAATCCATTCACTACCACTACGCTGGCCGACGCGCAGGCTATGATAGCATCCGGAATCGCTGGAACGCTGACCTTTACCAATGGCACACTATCCACCTTGATTAACTTTGCCAAGTTGCGAAACAACTACAAGTCGCCAAACGTCAAAGGCCGAGGAGAAACAAGGCTTCCATTCAGAATGATCGCAGCGGCTAGCTCGATCGCACCGTCAATCAAGTTCACGAATGACTCAACCGTATAGTCACCTTCAGAAACCCAATGTTACCAGATCAAAAGAGTACCAGACGGCAAGAGCTTGAGCAGCAGGCAATCGAAACCCAGAACGCCCTGAGGTTCCAAGCTCTTACCGGCATCAATACCCAAGACGCGACAATGAGCGACAACGATGTCAAGCTCTTGGGTGCGGTTACGCAGGTAGCATTCGGGAGTTTTGGTGTCCAGGGTGAAGCCGAGGCTAAGGCAATACCAGACGCGCCGACGAGCGATATCAGCGAACCATTCGCCATCACTGGCATTGCTTCGAGCGATATCAGCGAACCATTCGCCATCACTGGCATTGATTCGTTAGGCTTTGAGGGCGAAAACGACGTGTCATACGAGGACTTAAGCATTGCGTCCTCCGCTCCACAGATCACTGACAGGTACACTCCTGAATACGACGCAATACAAGCCGCCAACGTCGACTCTTATGTGATGGAGAATGGTGTATTCGGGGTACCAAGCGCTGCCGAGTCTTTAACCGGGCTACAGCCAGGGTTAGAGCAGTTGTCTGGTAATGAACACCATGACGCTCCAGAGGCTCCATCTGAAAGGATTCTCCCCGGTAATGTTGATGTCAATGCAGATGCAGGTGGAAAGAACGAAAGGATTCCCCCAGGTAATGTTGACGGCAATGCAAGTGGAAAGAAAGAATCACACCCACACGAAGGCGATAACTCGGGAGCGCAGCGCAAGCAAGATCGGCTCGAAGGTCTTCAGCGATTAGAGGAGATTAAGCAACAACACCTAAGACAAGCTCAGTTCCATCAGTCTGGATATAGCGGTGGGCAAGGAGCATTCAATCAGAATAGGCAGGCTCAGGGTGTTGGCGGTGGCGCAGAACCGCAAGCGACGGATCAGTTCTCGTCAGCAACTGAGGCGTTTGCCAGTGAAGTTCAGTCGACTTTACAGAAGTCAGCAGAGATCCTCCAGCGCCATGCGAAAGAAATAAATATGATACACCAAATACTTTTGGAAGCTGGTACTTAAGTGTATATTAAATACGGAAGCTTCTCATTGCTAGGTTATGAAGCCAGCCTGTCTGTTAGGGTTGAAGCAGTTCGATCATCGCTTGGTTTTAACAAGACACGAATGGTTCGATTTGACATCGATGGTGAGTTGGTGAATACCGATCAGTATGCGGTGACAACGCGACTTGCTGCTATACAGTCGGCGTTCAACATCGACTACCAAGACATTGGCCTGTACCATGACAACAACAGTCCAACGGTGCATGTGCTCGCCAATGGAGGAGATAACCTAACAGGCAATAAGGTTCTCTATGCAGAGTACCCGCAAACAAAGGATGGAGAGTATGTAACTGGTCGCAAGTTTAAGATTGGAATCGGTGCGGAAATTTACGCATCTGAGACGAACATACTTGAGTACAAGGATACCATCACCTACAAAGGGAATGGTGGTCCTGTATGGAAATGGATAGACAACCCTTGGTGGGGATACTACCCGGTCATGGTAGCTCCGAGATCGTTGCAGACAATAACCCACGAGGGGTACGTGGTCGGAATGCTGGGATACGAACTTCCTCCGACTCCGTTCTTTTCTCCTCCATTTGAAGACAACGTAAAACGAGTGGTTCAATTCATTGGTCCAGATAGATACCCGCGAGCAAATATCGGCTACAGAACCCATTGGTTGTATACATACACACTGTACAATTTCGATGACTTTATCAGGCCAACGCACCTTTAGGCTAAGTTCATGCCAGCCACACAAACATCACCAAGCTTAGTCGGCAATGTAAGCAAGGTCTTAAAAAGATCAGAGAAGATTTGGCTCCCGGTTTGGCAAGATCGGAACGCGTTTGCGATCATGAATTCGGCAAAACAATTGCCGGTTAAGCCATACTACGAATCGTTCAGTGTGACAGTTTACGACATTGAGATTTTCATACCTAACGGTCTTTCTGATGGTGATCTTTATCGGCAGGCTGACTCGCTGAACTCAGGCACATGGAGGGGAGTGTGGCCACGGTACGCAGCTTGGATAAGTGAGATCATCTGTCGTGGAATAAAGACATTCGGCTCTGGCCCTGGCGAAGAAGTGAACTACATCATTCGCTGCATCAAGAAACCTGACGGCTGGAGGTTTCAGCATCCAGATGTTGGCTACGTTTATTTCAATGGGTCGCAGTACAAATCGTTCAGTGATGAGCAGGGCAGGGTTCCAATAGGCAAGCTTAATGGATCTGGCGGAATGCATGGAATGGCCTCTAATATGCTTATCAATCTCTCTGATGTAAAAACAGAAGTGGACATTGCATCCGAGATAGGATACTGATGTGAGCATGGACAACCTTCAGATCCTCAATGGCTTCCGAGAGAACCCTCTTCGCGACGATACTCCATATCAGATTTTTACTCCCGTCCCATATCCGCGCAGACACTGGATTGGCTATCTGTTCGAGTCGTACAATGGAGTTGTCACGGGTATGTGGGTGGTTCCAACTCTCCCGTTAGACGGAAATCTACCACCGTATTCAAGAGTGTACGTTTACAACATCTACAAATGGAACTTTGGCCTGATTGGTGCAACCATTCGCGTAGAGGAGGATCGAGTAAACAACAGATGGATTGCACTTCAGCAAGAGTACACTTGCCCAACATCTTCTTCATACGTTGTTACGCCGCCACCTGTGAGCAGCGGGCTTGAGGATGGGGTTGCCTAATGTCTCTTCCAGCGATCATTGAATGTTGTTGTGGAAGCTCCAGTTCCTCCAGTTCATTAAGTTCATCATCTTCCAGTAGTAGCAGTTCAAGTCCGTCGTCGTCAAGCTCGTCCTCATCGTCAAGTCCATCGTCCAGTAGCAGTTCGTCAAGCTCGTCCTCATCGTCAAGTCCATCGTCCAGTAGCAGTTCCTCAAGTCCGTCTTCAAGTTCATCTAGCAGCAGCAGTAGCGATTCAAGCAGCAGCAGTAGCGATTCATCTTCAAGTTCAGATTCATCTAGTTCCAGTAGCAGCTCCAGCTCCAGTAGTTCAGCAAATCCATGCGGTGCAGACACTTGCGAATGGATTTGGCTAGAGGGAAGTAGTGAATGGATTGAAGAAACTTTCAACTGCGATACGGTAAACGCGTTACTAGGAGGCGGGTGCTTCTGTACAGAACCTCCCACTACGCCAGGAGATTACGACGGAGAAAGAAGACTCAATGGAGTATGTCATCCACTATGAAATGCCCACATGCTCAACACGGAATTTGCCAAATAGCCACTCGCTTAGCTAACAGGCCAGTACCGTTAGATTTGAAAGCTTGTTCTGCGTGTGCTAATGACTTAGTTCCAATGTCAGTAAATAGAGTTACTGCCGCTATAGCTGCTCACAGTCAAAGAAAATCAGGAATACCCGTAGACCCAGATCTTAGGCAGATGGCTCTGGGGATCTACCATCTGGCCGGATGGATGATCGAAAGAAAGATCCGCAAGTGGCTTAAGTTCTTACGCATTGACGCGCCTCAAGGATGTGGCTGTGACGCTTGGATCGCCAAGATGAATGCATGGGGTGTGGATGGATCTCTTGAAAATCTTGACGAGATCGCCGGGGCCTTGTACGTCAACCTTCAAACGACATACTTGTATGCCATAGCGTTTTCAGGTATCACTAAGCCGATAATCAGGGGGGCGATTAGAAAATGGCTACTGAACGCGCGTTCGTAATTTCGCTTGGATTTAGAGAAGATCGAATCAAGGCATTCCGAGAAGCTACAAAAGACTTAACGTCCATCCCGAAGATCGAGGTATGGCAAGCAGTCCACGGTGATACATGCAAGCCGCCAGATAATTGGCTCTCAGGGGCCGGTTCTTGGGGGTGTTTCAAGTCTCATTTAGGGGTTATCGAATACTGCCTTAACAACAATGTGGCGTCGTGCTTGATCTTTGAAGACGATGCAAAGTTCCGCCCCAACTTCGATGAGTCGTTTGGTAAATTCTTTGGTGCGTTGCCGGACAATTGGCAGCAAGCTTATCTCGGCGGTGAATTGCAGCACCATCACACGCACCAATCCATCAAGATCAACGAAGATGTTTACCGTCCTTACAACGTGAATCGAACTCACGGGTATATGCTCAGCAGGAATGGCATGTTGCCCGTGTACCAGTGGATATCTAACCTTCCGTTTGCCCCAAGGGAGCACGTCGATCACCATCTTGGGCGGTGGCATGAGGACATGAGGAACAAGGTCTATGCTCCACCGCGCTGGCTCATAGGTCAGATGGGAGATTCGTCCAATGTTTCCGGTAGAAATGATCCGGTAAATTTCTTCACCGATCCAGTTGACACCGCCATATCGCACTGGCTATACGACACCCCTGTTTGCGTTCTTTATCGAGGCAGTCGTGATCTACTCAAGAAGTCGCGGTATTACTTGCACGCTGGAAATTCGATCGATGTTGACGGGTACGACACTGGCCTAAGTCTTGCAGTGAAGCTCCGAGAGCCGGTGCCAGAGATCGACAAGTGGTACGGCTGGATAAGGGGTGAGGTTGTTCGTTCAAACTCAAATGCAATCCCGTGTCTTTATCATCCTCGCATCACAGAGGCAATGCTTGAAGGATGTGGATTCTCCTATACGGTATTGAATGCCAACACGCTTGAAGACGTTAAGGAGTTTCATGCAAAAACCACTGAGTAATACTCCACACGTTGTCTACCACGTTGCTGCGATGGGTAATTGGAAGGGAGTGGTTAGCGAGCAGATGTTGATGCTGCGGACGAGCGGCCTCGGCACCGCACTAACAGCGATTAACGACGCTGTGAATGTGACGTACGTTGGCGATCCAAACGGGATGGAGTTCCTGCGACAAGAGGCTGCTAGGCAGGACATCGCGATCCGAATTGTTCGGCATGATCCAAACGTATCGCATTATGAAACATTCGCGATGCTGGAGATCGAACGACTTGCTAAGGAAGAAAACACTGCAAGGCATATCCTATATTTCCACACCAAGGGCGTCAGCTTTCCACACTGCCAGGACAGGGTTGCTTGGCGTCGTGTTATGGGGCGGTATGTAATCGAGATGTGGCGTGACAATGTTCTAATTCTCAACCATGGCCAGTACGATGCGGTTGGCTGGAACTGGTGGCCGAGAGGCAATAATCATTTCTCTGGTACGTTCTGGATCGCTACTGCGGACTGGATTCGCAAGCTCCAGGACTATGTTCAGTTCCATCATTCACACGGACTTGTAAGGTATTCCTGCGAACTGTGGATCGGCTCGCAAGTCAATCCTCGATGCCGAGCTTACTCGCGAGGTGTGACCGACCATGTAACATGGGAAGGAGGATACAACTTTACACCGCACTTGCCTGCACCTAAGAACGCCATTACGTGGATGACAGCGGCAAGCTACGAATACGCCAAAGAGTTCGGCAATGTTGTTAGTTCGTCTGTGCGGCTTGGTCGCAATCACAAGATGGTTACTCGCCTTATCGACTCATCGATTAAACGCTGGAGCCAACGCACGACGAAGCACGAGTTAATGCTGTCGATGTTGGATGAAGTCAAAACCAAGCGAGCGTTTTGGCTTGACGGCGACTGCGAGTTCTTATGCCAACTCGATCCTGAAGATTTGTATGACCCAAAGAAACCTCTTTCGTGCGTCCAGCATTTGGGTTATAGCTCGCCATTCGAAGCATATGGATTTCTCGATGATTTAAGGGCATTAGTACCGGCAGACGCCACAGGCTATTGGCAGGCTTGTTTGTGGGGCGGCGAGGTCGAAGCTATGATAGAAGCGATAACGCGTTGCCAGCAGATCATGTCTAGTGTCGGCGGTCATGCCCAGGACGAACACGCGCTGAATGTTGACATTCAAAACCACCGCGATCTGTACCACACTCTACCTTGCCGGTATGCGGCTCCATATACGTTCGCGAGTATGCCGCAGTACGAAGGCAGCTACAATTCACGCGCTGGCGGATCGCCAAGAATCATGCACTTTAACAAAGAAGTATCGCGATGAACCATTTAGGCAATTTGACTGACAAACACACAGTACATTCGTACATCCCGTTCTATCAAGGGCTTCTCTACCCGTTCAAAAACAAGCCATGCACGCTGGTCGAGATTGGAATGTATTTCGGCGGCTCACTTTTGATTTGGATGGACTTGCTTCACAAGGGTACGATCTATGGAGTCGATACCGAAGACATCGTTGAGCCACGCGTAATCGACAAGCTGGACGCTGACCGCGTTCGTCTAATGTTTGGAAACGGATATTCAAGCGAGATTATAGACTCATTGCCAGAACTGGATTTTGCTATCGACGATGGGCCGCATACGCTATTTTCGCAGATCGCGTTTCTGCGAACGTACCTTCCAAAGCTAAAGGATGGTGGAATAGCAATTGTCGAAGACATTCAGGACACCCAGTTCATACCGATTCTGACTGCCGAAATCCCCCCTGGCTATCGAGTAGACGTGATGGACTTTCGCTACATCAAGGGTCGCTACGACGATGTTTTGCTAGTCGTGACTCGCGAAGATTAAACGCTTAGTTTCTTCAACTAGATGCGCAGGGTTGTGTTTGTCTGACGGTAGGTGGTATGATTGCGAGTATGGCTACAAAAAACAAAACACCAAAGATGTCGGTTCCTGAGATCTCAGACCGCGTAACCTTCCGACTTCTCGATCTGCGCGAACCGCTGGAGTCCATGCTCGCTACAACTGGCGAGAGTGTGACAGAGTATTTCCGGCGCGTTGTCAGTGAAGATCTTGGTGTATCAAACGTCGAGGCAAAGCCAGGGTGGAAGCTCGGAGTCCGAAGAAAAGCCGACTGAATCAATTGCGGCAACGAAGGGCGAAGAGACAACGATAATTGACATAGACGCGAATGGACGTTAAATTGTTGCGGAATGATCTACACACCACAAAAAGGAACTAACATGCGTCCATTTCTCTCGATGCTTATTTTGGGCCTTCTGGCCGGAAGCTCGCACGGTCAGCTTTTGTCGCGGATGTTTGGATCTCCAAAGTATTCGCAATCGAACTGCCCTGGTGGAGTTTGTCCAACCTCGAACAACTGGTCAAACAACGACGGATTGTCTCGGCGCGATCACCTGGAGCACGTTCACGGAACAAGCACAAGTGGTATGACCGAATCGCAGGTCAGAGCTGAGCAAAACCGCTATCACAATAAGTATGGTGCTGGTCATCCAGTGCAGCAGCCGGCACAGTACGCGGCGGTTCAATCGGCTCCTCGGCCATACATCCAGAATGCACAACAGCCTGTGGCATCTGGTGGCTCTGGTGGCTCCAGTGGCAATCTAGCGGTCGGGATGATTTATCGCGGCGAAATCGTGGCGTCGATTGGAAGTCCGATAGTCGAATCTATGCAGTCCGATTCAAATCTGATGGCTGGTCCAATTCGCGAAAGGATCGGCAGCAATAGGCAATTCCGCAAGGTCCTATTGGAAGCAGCCAGTAAAGCAGTATCCGATGGCACGCTGTCTGGGGCACGGTACAACGCACTTCGGTTGCAGAGTCTTAGTCCTCGCAAGCTAGAGGAAATCAAATCGCAGGTCGGCTCATTCGCGGCTGAGGAAGGTGTGCTGAGTTCTGCGGTCGGCATCGATTGGAGCAAGATCGACTGGGAAAAGTTGATGACCTTCATCGTCAAGTGGCTGCCTGTGATTATCAATCTGTTCGGCAATTCCGATCAGGTTGGCATGATGGCTCCGTCACCAATGCCACTGGTTCAGACTCGCGAATTTTATCAGACTCGCGAATTCTACACGGGTTTAATTGCCATTTGATCATGCAAGTCCTAGACGTGTCGCAAGATACGTCTAGAGTTGGCCACCTCCAGGCCGACAGCGAGCATCTAGGTAACAATGAGAGTATCAAGGTGCTCGCAGAAGGCCGAAAACAGGCGGGGATAAATAGGGTAAATCCTGACGGCCCCCGCAGTGAGCAATCGAACGAATGAACACTGAGGGACCACCGGAAAAGAGAAGGCCAAACTTGGAAGCTATAAGGTTTTACTGAAAATCTGGAGAAAAAAGCAACTCCAGAAGGGCTTCCCCGGTGACTTTTAATTTGATTTTTTAGATGGCTATTTAGGAGTTTTATTATGCATTACAGAAATGGGCGTGAAGCCAAGAACGGCGATGAGATCGTTCAGTTGGATACCGATTCCGCGAAGATTAACGGGGCTGGCGTCTTGATTCGCGCTGTACCGGGCAACGATTTTTGCAATGGGATCATGGTTAACGACCGATCGCAATCGTTTGTGGCGGCGTGTTTATGCGATTGTCTGCACGTCGAAGACGTTGGGGCGTTGCTGTCGGAAAAAGGGCTAGACAAGCGGCCAATCACAAAAGCCCCAACGTCTAATAAGGCTTAAACAATGGAATTTTTAGCAGCGTTTTTCATGGGATTCATTACGTTTCCGCTGATGTCGATTGCTGCTTTTATCGTGTGGATGGCGTGGCGTGTTTTCACTGG